ATAGGAATGCGTAGCAGATAATGAGAGTGTAAGGAGAGGATGACTATCTCCCCGCATCTTTTCTAGGGGGGGGAATAATCCAGAAATAATCCATAACCCTAGACCTATAGTAAAGAGTTAGGGTTCCATTCAGGGGAAGAATAGGGGGAATCGTTCGAACATCTGTTCGAGTAATAATGTGACGCAACTCACTAAAAAGACCCTTGACTAGTTAGGGCTTAAGGCGTAAAGTTCCACTTGTAAGCGTGAGATACACGCTAAGACAGGAGAAAAGAAAATGACTAGAAAAGATTATGAACTAATAGCCCGCTCAATTTTCGTAGATAGAGAGACAGTTGAAGAAAGCCAGAAGAAAGTAGTTGATTTTGTAGCCAAGGGCTTGGCACATCAGTTTAAGGCGATGAACCCTCGTTTTGATTCAATTCGTTTTCTAATTGCTTGCGGTGTTATTGAGAAATAGTCGAAACCCCCGTGAGGGGGTCTAGGGCGGGCTAGCCTCCCCCTACTGATGAGACAGGCTACAGAAAGACAGGAGAAGAAGAAATGAAAGAACTAGTGAAAATGCTTGAGATGGAAATCTCAAGAATCAAGGAAGAACAGGAAGATTATCACGCCGAGGGCAACAGCGCGGATTATTACAGCCAGACCCTATACGGGAAAATCAAGGGCCTCGAGATAGCGATTCAAACCGTTAAGAAAGCCTAGGCGAAACCGCCCTCGGGCGGTCTTGGATAGGGTGGCCCCCTACCAACTGAAGAGCCAAGCCAAGAAGACAGGAGAAGAAGAAATGACCAGCGCAACACTAGAGAAGACCGAGAGACTATCGAACATCGCTAGCGCTCTCGAAAATGCTCACGAGATTATCAGAGAGAAGACAGGCGCTCCCCGCGCCACGATTCTAGTCACCCGTAAAACAGGGCGCACAATGGGCCACTTCACGCACGCCAAAATCTGGAAATCGGGCGAGGATAATTTCCACGAGATAATGATAAGCGCGAACTACTTCGAGAGAGGCGCCCGCGCCATCCTCGGGACCCTCCTCCACGAGGTGGCCCATTCCTTAGACCTACAGGCGGGAATTAAGGGCGTGAGCGGTGACGGGTATCACAACCAGAAATTCAAGGCCACAGCCGAGAGCCTAGGTCTAACCATCACTCAAGCCAAGGGCATTGGATGGAGCAACACCGAGGTGTCGGACGAGTGCGCCAATAGATGGGCCGAGGCCCTAGCCCTAATCGAGGAGGCGCTCTCACTTATGGCAGACTCGGAGCAAGTTAAGAAGGGCGCAGGAAGAAATAAGAACCTCCTTAAAGCGAACTGTAAGTGCTCATCAATTCGCGCAAGTGCTAAAGTCATTGAGCAGGGTGTGACCTGTGAGGGTTGCGGGGAGTTGTTTATTAAGGCAAACTAGCGCAAGGCGAAACCTAGCCCCGAGAAATCGGGGCAACGGTCTCGGGGTAAGTGCCCCGACTGATGAGCCTAAAAGACTTTCAGACTTAAGACAGGAGAAAAGAAATGGAAACAACCGAAAAAGTTAATCCATACTGGTGGGCAAAAGAAAATCTAAGCGAGCCAAGGGCCCGCGCATTCTGGAAGGCTTACCGCGAACTAGAGAGCGCTAAAGCGTCGGAAGAATACCGCAACGCATACTGCCAAGAAGAAGAAATCCGTATCGCATTCATTCGCGCTAATCTTGAAAAGACCGACGCCATTGAAGCCAAGGCGCGAGAAGAGGCAAACGAACTAGAAAAGCAAGCGCAGGAACTAATGAGCAAGGCTCAAAAATTGCGCGAAATAGCATTCGAGGAGAAAGTCAAGATTCAATCCGAGGTCTATCAAACAAACGAGATGAAAGCACAACGGGCGAAAGCCTCGGAACTATGGCGCAGAGATGACGAAATTTTTCAGCCAAAGGTTCAAGCCTTAATGGATAAGTATCTCAAGGCCCAAGAGGCAAGCGCATAGAGCAACAGCCCCCGCACCTACAGAGGGCGCAGGTTCAAGACCTAGCGGGGGCACGATAGGGGAAGAGTTCCCTTATTACTTAAGACAGGAGAAAAGAAAATGACTACAGAAACACAGACAGAAACGGTTAGCGATATGGCAAAGCGCTTTATTCTAGCCGAGCAATTCGCCACCGAGTGGATGATGGTGGCAGAAAATGACCAAGAAACCTACACCGAATTAATGCGAGAGGCGCGAGAGGCCGAAGGTATGGTGGCCTTATCGGATAAGTTGCGCGAAGAATGGGAAACACTAGCGGAGCAAGTGACCGACCTAGTAAGAGATAAAGTCAGCGAAACCGCAGGGCTATTCATCGCTCAAATACTACAGGGGCAGGGCTCTCTACCTTTCGACATCATCGCAAGAGAAACACTCCACAATTTAGGGAACTCACTACTTAAGACAGGAGAAAAATAAAATGTTAAACCTAAACATAACTAACGAATACGGGTTGGAATTAGATAGTTTCTTAGGGGCTATTTATCTACCTTGGCACAGTATCGCAGGAATTACCCTCGCAGTTATTACTCTAAAAATAGTTAGGAGATACAAGCGCAAAAAGTGAGGCAACTCACAGCCCCGCACCCTTTACAGAAGGCGAATTGAGCGAGACAATAACGGGGCACGAGTAAGGCGGGAGAGTCTCGCTTTACTACTTAAGACAGGAGAAATAAAAAAAATGAATACAACAATGGAGGATTTACGCCGATTAGTTGGAGTGCTTGAAGAATTGGTAAGACCCTTACTAGAAGGGGAAGAGGTGGAAGACACCTACGAATCAAACAAGCGCCCGCATTTAGTTTTACAGGAAGGGAGCAAGACTTACGGGCGGGCTTTTCGTGTCCATTTCTCGGGCGGTAGCAAATATGGCTCGGGGCATTGGGAGCCTCGCGGGTTTAGTGATTACCTCGGAGGAACTAAGGCAGAGGCGGAGCGCACCTTGCGAAGTCTAATCGCTGGCATACGCACAGGCCAAATGATTTCAGAGAAAGAAGAGGCAAGTAAATGAAAGGCTACGACTATTACACAGTCACGCTTAACAATAAAGACCTCGGCAACGGAGCAACAGGCGGAGCGATTACTTACTCGCCCGTTATGTGTGGCGAGTGCTTAACGCCATTAACAGAGTGTGCGCACAATTATATCTTAAGACAGGAGAAATAAAATGAAAGTATTTAATACACTACAAGAGGCTATTAACTCTATCGGTTATGGCTTATGTTTATTATGTAAGGCAGAACACGAATTCCCTAATGTTAAGTGCGATTTAATGAGCGAAGGAGAGGACAAGAAATGAAAGTAAATCTAATAGACCATAACGACACCGAGTGGGAAAGAACGATAGCGATTACCTATCAAGGCGAGAGTTATCTAATCAACTTATCTTGGGCAAGAGATAATGGATATGAGATAAAGGGCTTTGATAAATTGCCTGAGAGCCTACGCGATGAATACGAAAATGAACACGACCTCGCTAGTGAATTAGATGAGGCTACCCATAACAAGGCATACAACAAGGAGGAAGCAAATGTCTAGGCCAATAAACCCTAGCCCATATAAACCTAACCTCGCCTCCTGTGAGGTGTGCTGGGCTGATAGTAGTGAGACAAATGTCTATCACTATGAAGGAACTACCTATTGCGAGCAAGACCTAAAGCGAGCAAAGAGCGAAGGCTGGCACTCGTAATGTCTAAATGGATAGTAATAACAGAGGTAGAAAGCGAGATAGACCCCGCTTTATTTAACTATGTAAATGGAACTACTTTAATCTCATCACAACTAAAGGAGGAAGCAAATGAATAAGGTTATAGAGCCCGCCCTACTGCGGGAACTTCAAGGAATTATTGGCAACGCATACTGCTCTTACAGGTTATCGGAGGAAGCCTATAGACATTGGCTTAAATTGGCAAACCTTAATCAAGAGGAGCAAGGTAATTATGGAAACGCTTAAAGAAATCTTGACAGGACTACACTTAGGCGGTATCTTCGCACTATTACAAATGACTCTCTATACTTTAATCCTATTCGCTGTAGCGGTGGGGTTCTGGTGGGGTTCAATAGTAATCAATGACCTAATCAAACGACTTAAGACAGGAGCAAGGAAATGAAAGCAAAGCAACTAATCGAGTATATAAATAATCGTTATACATCTGAGCAAGAGGTGATGGGATTCGTTCTCGGTTCAGAATATAAAGAGATGAAGGCCGACCTATGGCGCAAAGCGGTAGAGATATGGGACGAGGAAGACTTACTAGCCCTATTCAAGGACCGCATTCAAGACATACTTATTGACGCAGAGATACAACTATACAAAGAAACAAGGGCAGAAGAAGCAGTTGATTCCTACCTAGCAGACCTAGCAGAGAAGGAACTAGAGAATGAAAACGCATAGGGTGACCTACGAATTGAAAGGTGTTCGCATAATTGATGTCACAACTAAAGCCCCTCTTCCTGAGAACTGGGAAAGTCTTAAGACACAAGAACAAGACGAGTGGCTTTATGAACATCAAGATTTCTCGGTGCTAGTCAATGAGGATATCGAGTATGGCAAAGCCTCATCTATCATAGAACTAAGACGCAACCTAAGGACGGTGTCGTAATGCTACAAGGTTCTTACTCCGTCCCTCCTAACTGGCACGAGAAAGCCTCTTGCGGTAATCATCCTGACCCTGAACTATGGTGGTATTACTTCTATAAAATAGAAGACGAAAAGAAACTTCAAGTTCTAAGAATGGCTGAGGCCATATCAATATGTAATCAATGTCCTGTCCGAGAGTTATGTCTTAAGCAAGGACTAGAAGATGAGAACCTACATCTTGGCTCCATATGGGGCGGGCTTACAGCATTTGAGCGTAGGACTATGGCTAAAAAGACTATGAACTTAAAGTTAATTCAGAGCGAGAGGCAGATGACCTCGCGTGTTAGGAAGAAAGTTGGTAGAATTGCGTAATGAAAACGAGCCCCCTTGCGGTGAGTGTGGTGGCTGGCGTGATACTCATAGCGAGTGCGCCACCCCTACTCCAACCCTTAATCAAAAACAGAACGCCGATAATCGAAGGAAGAAATCAGGCAACAATGGAAGAGAAGAGGGCAAATAAAGCCTTAGCAAAACGCTACGCTTGGGTAGGATATGGGTGGCGTAATATGGAATGGAGATGTCTTGATTATATCTTTACTAAAGAGGCTCGTTATGACCACCTCGCAAAGAACAAGCAAGGTTCATCGGCATTTGGTATTGGGCAAAGGCTTAAGGAAACTAGCAAAGAGCCCGCCATACAAATCCTCCACGCATACAAATATATCCAACACAGATACAAAACCCCTTGCGAAGCAATGAAACATCACTTAAGACATAACAATTACTGATGTTAGATTTACAAGGCACACCGACAACAGTATGTATTTGTGGCAGTAAGATGTGGAAGATTACAGTTATGTGGGACGACGAGAGTCGTGAAGTAAGTTGGTATGACTTAAGACAAGAATGTAAAGAGTGCGGAGCGCTAGCCACCGCGCCGACACCAATAGACGAGGAGATGTAATGCCAAGATATGAGTTTAGATGTGAAGAGTGTTTAGCATATCAAGAAACGCAGATTCATTTTGAAGTTGGGCCAGAGTGCCCAGTATGTTATCGAACTATGAAGCGAGTTTGGTCTGCCCCTGGTGTTCAATTCAAGGGCAGTGGATTCTATAAAACAGATAACCAAAACTAATCTTCAGGGGTAGGCTCTACCTCAGATACAACCTCAGGTTCTTCCTCTTCCTTATCTGGCAAGTCATAATCAGGGAAGGGTTTGAAGCCACCAATTTTTCTAATCAACCTATTAACAGCCCGCTTATGCCTCATACGAGCAGCATCTTCAGAGCCAAGGTTAAATAGGTTAGCAATTTCTTTGAAGTCTAAAGACTCAGCGTGACGCATAAATAAAATCTTTCTATCTTCCTTACCTAACTTCCAATAAACATAATCAATTTCTACCATCATCGCTACCAAGTTGCCACCTTCAGCGGGCGCAGTGGGGCGACCAGTTCTACTAAGGTTAAACTTATGGGTTGAATTAAACTCACCTCTTAAGACAGGAGGCATCAACGCTTCGACTACCTCAGGGGCGTAGTAGTAAAGGTCAGAGATGTCATAGCCAACAGACTTAGCCTTCCATCTTTGGCAGTAATCTAAAGCCTGATTCCGTAGGCTACGATAGATTAAATTCTTAGCATCCTTCTCTCCAATTGCTTCCCACTCATCTAACTTATTAGGGTGCTCAGCAAACCATTGATACAGGCTCTGTCTTAAGTCATCAAGTTCTACCATCTCAAACTTGCGAGAGTATTCCAGAGCGACAGCATCTACTACATACTGCCAATGTTGAATGCGTTCCCAGTTCATAGTAATTTAGTTCCCCATTTGATATCTAACATACCGACTTTCTTCATTCGGTTGTTGGTGTTTTGGAATTCGGTTGTGACGGGAAGCCATTTGTCTTGCCACTTCATATCGAATTCATTCTTAAGTATGGAATCAAGGTCAAAAAAATATACCCCTTGCGGGGTGTAATTCACATAGCAAGGTGCGTAAGATAACTTCCCCGCCTCTACGACAAGAAAATCAAACTTATATTTCTCAATAAGTAATTCATCGTAGTGAGTGTTTCGTGACTTAAGTTCTATAAATAATTTCTTCTCATCTGATTTACAGTCGAAGCCATCAAACTCAGACTCGGAACGAGATAGGTCAGGATATAGATTATCCTTCAGCCACTCGAATAGTTCGGGCTCTCTCATAAACTCCTATGTTCTTTTGTTTCGGATAGTAAATCTTCTATCCTGATTAGATAGCCCGTGGATTTATTAGGTGGTATTTCACAGGTTATTTCTCTTCCATACTTTGACACAGCACTTCTTAAGACTTCAGTTGGGATTATAAACACAGAACTTTCTAAGACAAAGGCCCAGTAGGATGCCTCACTGACAGATAAACCTGATGGCTCCCAAGACTGAGAGTTGTTATACCAACATCTAACTTCGATATAAACATTGTTCGTCTCGTGCCATCGTCTATCTCGCTTTACTTCGACAGTCTTACCGCCAGTAAGTAGTTCATCTACCAGCGTTTCGCCTACCCTGCCATAAGAAAAATCTAAATCAAACGAAGAGTTCTTCACTTCTCACTTTCCCATTGCTGTCTTAAGACTAGAAGGCCGATGATGGCGTAGTTAGCCAAGTCTTTGAAGGAGTCTTCGAGCGATTCGTATTGTGGATTATAGATTCCTTTATCGACGAGGTTGTTAATGCGGGCAAGTTTGTCCCACATACGAACTCGCAGTCCATTGACAGGTCCACCTGGTGATTCGCTAATGTTCTTCGGACCGTAATCAAAGTGCTTTTGTAATAGTAATATTTTAAGTTCATTAAAAGTCTCTTCTACATTTTGGACGAAAGCAGGGGGATTACTATTGTTAGAGTTAGAGTTTGCTTCTCTGATTCTACTTGCGTAATCTGATAACCCATCCTTGTTAGATGCTCTGTAATCTGCCATACTTCTTCACGCTCCGCTTTCGTCAGTTTCATCGGGTTTGCTTTCATCTAGTAGTGTCTTAAGACTTGAATCAAACTTCAACATTTCAGACCCAACCACAACTTCTTCGATGATTTCATCCAAGACTTCACTATTAGATTCAGCAGCGTAAAGTGTAACATATGTGGATTGTGTTATTTGTCTGATTTGTTCTGGTTGGTCTGCGTGTTCATAGATAAACCTAAGTAGGCTACCAACAAGGAGCCTGACCCCATTGGGCAGGACTATCGCTGGGTCGAACTCATCTCCATCCTCTAGGTGGTGGTCTACCATTTCAAAAGAGTTGTCGAAATGCTCCCCACATCCGTCACAATATAGGTCTTCCTCATTCATCAATGTATCTTCTGTCTAATTGCTTCCGCCCCGTTTGAAATATAGAACGAGTTAACATCTTCTCCGTCTGGGAATTGGACGATAGTAACTGGTAGTTCTCGGGCGAGGCTGGTAGCAAATTCTTTTCCAGGCTGGTCCCCGTCAGCAAAGACATAGACTCGTTCGAAATCGGCAAGGAGTCTCGTGTAATGTTTCTTCCAACTATTAGCCCCTGGAACACCAATACAAGGAATACCGACACAGGAAGACATAGTAAGAGTATCCAACTCGCCTTCACATACACCAATAAAATCACCTGCCCGCTCAATATCAAGAACATTATACATTTTAGTATCAGCCCCAGTGAGTCCCATATACTTCGGCTCCACTGCAGGATTGAGCGAACGAAACCGTAAATCCACAACGCCAGTCTTAGTAACATAAGGGATACTCAACCTTCCTTGATACGCTTCGTGTCCTACTTCAGCCTCTACGACTACGCCTAATCGAGCCAGCCGTGCTGTCTCCATTGGAATGCCTCTGCTTTTGAGGTAATCTTCCGCCTGATAAATGTTTGCCGCGTACTTGTCCGCTGCTCGTCCCAGTAATTCCTTCTGCAATGCGCTTTGCTTCATTGATATTCACATTCTCCTGTCTGGCTATGATTTGTAAACTATTTCCCTGCACTCCGCAGGCAAAACAGATGAAGATATTTTTACCGAGGTTGGCTGTACCACTTTGGTGAGTGTCCGAGTGGAAAGGGCAACGGAGATTAACTTGCCCGTGGGTTGCTCGAAGATTTGCTCCATAGTGACGGAGTACTTCCGCGATACTAGGTAGGTCATTTACTTCCTCTCGTCTAGCCATTGTTCCAAATCCTGTATGACCCAAGCCTTCTCTATGCCTGCGTTGCGACGTTTAACTATAACAAAGGCAGGTGGTTCTGTCTTAAGACCACGAGCCTTCGTATAGTTCTTTGTTTCTACCTGAGCCTCGTCCCAGAAAGCAGGTAGGTCCATCTTCTTTCGGTTCTTAAGTTCTAAGATGTATGTCTTACCAGCAACAATAGCGACAAGGTCGCCCTCATCTTTGGCACCAGTCTTAGTGAGTCGTTCGCATACAGCACCCATAGTCCTAAACCATTTCATTACATCGGTTTCAAACTGAGCACCTTTGCGACCATTAGGATTTGCCATAGTAAAATTCAAATCCAATATAGATAAAGATTAAATCTACATCAAGGTAATTACGGTGCAAAGAAATACCCAAAGCAATTCTATTAAAAGAAAACCCTGCGGTAAACCATAAACGATTAGTTAGTCTTTTGTTAATTGATGATTTAGTAAGCACTTTTATCCTTTTCTAGTATGCGTATTGCCCAGTCTAGTCCATCCTGGACACCTTGTGTATATTCATCTTTTACTTGCGGTTTGGCATCATTAATCTTTTGTATGCACTTGGCGTTATGTCTTAAGTATTCAGCCTGAGCCATCTCTTTGGCGTGTATTTCTAAATAATCATCATCCATAATCGCTCCTATGCGTTCTCTGGGATGTCTTCAATATACATATATTCAGGGTTAAATGCTAACCACGCGTTAAGATTTGCATTTGCATCTGCCCTACCGTAGCGGTTTTTGACAGGCGCAACAGCCATTGCAGTTCCGACAACTCCGAGAGTACAGATAAGCGCTGGGAGTTGAGCAACCTTTCCTTGGAGTGCAGACCTTGGCTGACACGGTTTGCCTTCCACAGCCTCCGATGTATGATGTAGTACGATAATCGCAGCGTTAGTCGCTCTAGCAAGGTACTTCAACTCCTTCATAATCGCCCTCATAGAGGCGAACTCTTCGCCCCCGTCGGTGGCTACATCCATCAGGTTATCTACAAAGATAGCCACAGGAGGACAACCCCATAGTTCTTCAAATGCCTGAACCTCTTCATCAATATCGACAAGGCTAGGGCTAGATTCAAATGACCACACAATGTGACTACCTTTAGCAAGGGTAGCCCTAGTCCAACCTAAGTCATTTTGTAATAGATACTCAACGTCAGTTTGATTCTTACCACTAATCATTGAGGCTAATCGCATAGCCATAGTATGTGCATTGGTATCTGCTGAGATGTAAAGGGATGGAACTTTCATCTTAAGTGCTAAACCTAGCGCGAGTGTTGACTTACCTACACCTGGCGTTCCCGCCATCATTGATACTTCTGCCCTACGAAATATAATCTTATTAGTTTCAAATGCTTTAAACACAGAGGGCAAAGGCTCTCCGCCTATATCACTTCTACCAACTGACCTTGCTAATGTTTTCATCTTGCTCCTGTCTTAAGTTGAAACCACTTACCACCTTCCCCGAACAGCAAGTGGTCTCAATTCTTATAGGTTATTAACTAACTGGTTTGCATTGTGTAGCGCCCATTGGTTGTGAGCAAGACCAAAATGCATATGGTTTTCCTGACGCTTTGCTTATACCGCTCTTCCACACTCTAGGTCCGTGAATACAAGTAGGGCCTGCTTGCTGCGCCTGGTCTGGTACGGAGGAGACTGGTGGCTGCGTGGCGGGAATTGAAGGCGGCGTCACTAAAGGGAGTGTTGTGTACGCTGCCTGAACCATCTTAGCAGTTGCTGCTATTTGTGTTGAGTAATTAGATACGCCCTCTAGTAATACACTGAGTTCATCAGCAGTATTAGCGCGAACGTTAATCATATCTGCATCCTTAGATGCTGATGATTTGATGGAGACTTGAATCTTCCAATCGTCGTTGTTCATTTATTCTCTTTCTTAAATGTGCAGTGTTCTGTGAGTCCACAGAAACTACAACTGGATAGGTTAGGAAGAAATATACCAGCCTTGCGAGCCTTATCAAAGCCCGACACTAAATATTCGAGCATATCTACGGTATATCTACTTAGGTCAATCATCTCTCCTGTCCCAGAGTCTCTGGACATCCAGTAGTTTCCTTGATTGACTTTTACACCAAGCATCATCTCTAGCCCGACTTTGTAGAAGCCAAGTTGTAGGTCAGATATTGGTCTACGCGCTGATGTCTTAAGGTCAACGATAATAAGTTCACCATCAACCTCAAAGACACGGTCAATCACCATCTTCACAGGCACGTCTGCGATGATGGGATTGAGTTCTATTTCGATTGCTCTAGCCCCTTGAGGGGTTTTCCAAATCTTCCAATTAGTATTGCTCTTACGCCAAGATATGTAGTTATCGACCCACTGTGGGCCCTTCTCATTCCACCAGTTAGCATCTTCCTTATTCGGGTTAGCAATGGTTGCTCGCCCAGCAACTCTAGCCTTAGTAAAATCAAGTTCCTTAGTCTCATCACTCCAGGCTTTAGCCCACAACGTATTAGTCATTTGCTAAGTCCCATTCCTCAGTTGCTGCGTGGAATGCTCTACCACCAGCAGACCAGATGCTTGGCTCTTCGGGTAGTTTTAATAGTCGACCTAGATAATACTGATACCCACAAGTCAGGTATGTGGTGAATGCCGAATAAGATATATGGGCTGGCAGTTCATAGCCCTGTAATTGAATCATTTACTTCTCCTGTCGTTAGATATCCTAGCCCTAAGCGGAGGACAGGAGAGTACTCAACACTTGGGCTAGGAATATTTAGTTGTATATATTATAATATATTATATATATAATAAGGGGCTTCGCCCCTATATATATTATCTATTATAGATAAATTATACACACGATGTCAAAGTTTTTACCAAACCGACACGCCGACAAAAAGAAAAAGAACCCCCTTCCCAAGGTAATCACCTTAGGTTGGGGGTCTTATGGTCTTAAATCGCCTTATAGGGCGTTTAAAGGGCTACTCTGCGTTTCTGCCGAACTCTTTTGCAGATGGGTCGAGCCACTTAAGAACTGGTCCGAGGAACCCTGCGAGGGCTGCTGCTCCGAGGGTCTTAAAGTTGGTCTCGCCTGCGAGGTAGAGTGCAATAGCAGCAGATGCTGCAGCACGGAACCAGGTCAGCGATACTTGCTTTAGTGTTTCCATTTAGATTGCCTTTCGTTTTGTATTGTGAACCTTACAGCAGGTGCATACTGGTACCACAATGGTACTAACAGCAACCTTCTTCTTAGGTTGTGGCTGTAAATTTGCCACAATCTGATTCACAATCTTAGGTTGACTTAGCCACCAGAACCAGGGGCTAGTGTCACTGCGGTGAGTATCATTAATAGAAATATGTAGATGCTTAACGTGAGGATTACTACCTGTATACTTCCTATTGCCTTCTTTGCGTCTGGCTCTTGACCAAATTTTTTTATTGTATATGAGGTAATCCACTCGTTCATCTTCTTTAAGTTTTTCAAAAATGACAGCACAATCAATACCGCTCTCAGGGTCGTGGGTCAAATCTACTGCTAGCCCAGTATTGTGGTCCGAATTCGGGCTGGCTTTCTGATGCGCTAACGAAGGCAACAACCCGTCTGACAGTTTCTTGCGCTTCGGAAACAGCGCTGTCGCTTGACGAAGCACAGCAATAGCAGCAGGACTCGCGACCTTCACCACACGTTTCATTCATTTCCTCAATGCTTCCTTAACTAATTCAGTTAATAGTTCTACTTTTTCTTCGAGTAAGTTGACTTTATCCTTAAGACTTGAGCCACCATTGGGGCGTAGTTCATATAGATAATGCTTTACCATCCAGCGCACAGCGCCAGCAAATCCAGCAACTAAAGTTAATACGGCTACGGCTAGGCCAGCCCATTCGGTAGGTGTCATTACACAGTCCTTACAGTCATAGTGAGCATTCCTCCATAGCCAGTAAATCCTCTATCTGGTGGAGTCATACGAGTGAATTGTATTTGTTCTATAGAAACCTGACGAGATTCGCCAGTGGTTAAGTCTTGCCAGGTAACAATGTCGCCATCTTCTTCAATGGTTTCTAGAGCATTGATTCGGTCTAAGGCTCGGCCTTCATAGCCGACTAGAACATTGTACTTGTCTGTCTCCACGTCAAAACAATAGACGGGAAATCTAATTACTCGTTGTCGAGGTGTAGCGATAGTGGCCTTAGCCTGATAGCCTTTGAATGTAGGACCTTTGGTATTATCTGTAGCGTCTCTGGTTAGAACAAATTTATATGCTAAAAATTCTTGTGCTCCTGCTGGCTGGCTGGTAGTTACTTCTACTGCTGGAACTGATGCGTCATAACTGACTACATCATATGCCAAACCATCTTTATCTACTGTTTGTAGGGACATAGAGCCGAATTCAAATTCACCTCGACCTATCAAACGTTTAAAGTTCTTAGGCTCTAATGTGTTGTATCTGATAAAGCCTGTTTGTAGATATCCACTTGTGGCTTTTTCACTAGCGCTTTCAATGTAAGTATAACCAGGTACATTTGTTAAAGCAGTTGCCGAGGTTACTGCAGTTGAGGCTACGTTTGTGGCTGCTTTGGTATAACTAAATGTAGTTGTAGTAGCAGCGGTAATTGTAAATAAATCTGTAGAGTTAAATGTTGAATCAACACCCTGAACCCATACTTCATCTCCAACGCTTAATCCGTGGGCTGTAGCAGTTGTCAAGGTAGCAACATTGCTTGTAAGTGCTTTATTAGTAATAGTCCCGCCAACAGTGTTGGATTCTGATGAGAAGACAAGTCTATCAGTATCACCAGCAAAAGCACAGGCTGTGGTTTCGTGACCAAGTGAAGTGCCATAATAAATGTCATTTGCGTAAGCAAAAACTAAAGGCTCTAGTTGCTGACTTAAGTCAATACGAATTAACCCTGGGTATCCATCGACCCCAGCCGTTGCCCATACATAATGGTCACGTGAACAGAAGTCATACACTGGCTGGTCAGTTTCAACAATCAAAGGACCATAGTTTATAGACCCATCTACATCAGATACTACAGATACTCGAATACCTTTATTGGTTCCGATAATCATATAGCCTAAGTAGTAATGAATCTTATGGATAATCTCGCCCACTGGCATCTCTGCTGCTACTACCGCTTGGGTCAGGGTAGGCATAACACCTGCGGTACTGAGGGTAAATTTTAATATGGTTGATTGAATGCCATTATAACCAGCAACATATATTGCAGGACCTGATGCTGCTATGCTGGTATAAACGTGAGCGCTAGAAGGATGTGTATAGACTGCAGTAGGTAGGGCTGAGGCTGCTGAGGAGAACTCATATACCTTGTCATTAGCACACATAACAATACGCTCTTTGACAAACTCCATTACCGCATTAGTTACAGTAATACCATTGGCTGTAAACATAACTGTTGCAGAAGTAGAAGCATCACCAGTAAGGGCTTTCTTATTTACCTCTAGTTTGCCTGATGGGCCAGTATCATTGGTGACCCAATAGGCAGTAGTTCCATCATCACAGATAGCAAATACTTTGTCATCGGTGCCAGAAACATAATCAACAAAGTGGGTTACAGTTCCATCTTCGGCAATCTTGTCAACATCGTATTCATCTCTTAGAAGAACACCTTGAGTGCTGCCATATTTAATAGAGCGTAAAGATTGATTTGCTCTTAGGTTACTAGATACTGCTCCTGTTACATAGTGCTCTTCAGCAACAGCATTAAGTAGGGTTACTTCGCCTTTAGTCCAAACGTCTACATTACGGCTGTCAGCAAAACGATATGTGCTTTCATTGATTACTAAAGCAGGGTCAAAGAAAGTAATTCCTGTTCCGCTATGAAAGGAAGTCTGGCTTCTAATCCACCAACCAGTGAGGGTCTGCTCACCAGGCTCGGTTTGATTATCGAATTGTTCTTTTCTATAAGGAGCAGTCTGGCGAATATATGGGTTAGCATCATTGATGGCATAGATGAATGGCATACCACCGATAGCAACATCATAGGCTATATCAGTATTCTGCCAGATAGCATCAGTAGCAACTACACCAACATCAACAGCGATAGCATAACCAACGTCCGCGACATTAGAACCGCGACCTTCTGTAATATCACGACCAGCCACTTATTCTCCTTGTTGCTCTTGTTCTATAAGTTTTGTCTTTAAATGTTCGTTAGCCCAATACAATGCATAATAGTCATAGTCAACGCTAAAGCGTTTCATATGTTTTACCAGTGCTCCAGTATGGGCGTGTAGTGGTACACCTGCTGCCTTCATACGGCGGAAGAAAATAATATCTTCGCCAACAAAATGCTCATCTTTGCCATCACCAGTCTCCATAAACATACCCTTACCAGGGTGTGCTTCACGCAGTTTAGGAATAATAGACTTATGCATTAGGACAAAGCCAAACCCTGCACAGTCAACCTTGATTACTTGGTTGTCAGGTAACGGGTGGTGATAGCGGACTTGAAACTCATCTACATCATCAAATAGAACAGGGAACGGGCGCATAAGACTGCCCTCGTTCTCCTTAGATATGAAGTAAACACCGCTAACTACAGGGCGGTTAATCTTATCGGCTGTCTGCCAGAGTTTCTGGATAGCCTCAAGGCTTAGAACTATGTCTGAATCTACCCATAGTATCCAGTCTGTCTTTAGTTTATCTGCCCAGTAATCAAAGAGTATCTGGCGTTGTCTGCCTATCTGATTACCCTGCACACGTATGCTGGTAGTAAAGCGCATACCATTGTTAGGACCAGCAATTACTGCTGTCATTAACCCTTCAGTAAACTTACCATCGGTAGTGCCATTATCACACCAGCCGATGGCTACTGTCTCTTGCTTTTGTATCATTGTCCCCTCTATTCTTTTAGTTTAGTTTAGCAAACAAATCTGCTATTGCATCAGCAATAATATATTTTTCTTCTTGACCAGTTATTGGGTCAATATAAATTACATCTGAACGATAAGTTCTAACATAAACAAGTGCTTCTGGTTCTGTAGAAAATACAGCCTGGGCTTCTGAAATATCAGCACCGTCTTTTGAAACACCAAGTAAAATCATATTAAACGAATCACCGTCTGTTGGTAAATAGCCACCATCTTCTACATAATCAGGAATGGTGCCATCTGTGTTTAACTTATAACTAATTACTTTCTTTGCCACTTGTGATTTCCTTTGCTAGTGATTTTTTGTCTAGTGGAATAAAGCCACGGAGTTCTGCAAATTCTGCTCCACAATTTGCAAACTTATCGGCGCAAGCCTCAAGCCATTTGATTGTAAATTCGTGTGTTGGCTCTTCGCCTCTAGCAAGCATTTCTTGCTCTGCCTGTATATAAGCAAACATTTCTGCTTGAGCAACTGTTCCATTAATACCCATATCAAATAAATAGATTTGATTACCTTCATCAATTAGCCCACCCCTAGTTCTAGCGGCGCAAAGGGCTTGTTTCATAGCGGTCATAATATGATGACGAGATTCGTTCAGTTCGTAATCTTCCTCGGTAATTTCTGTCTTACCTATTTTTTCCATAATGGCTTGATATTGAGTGGTAAAGAAACTTAACTTGCGCAAAGCACCTTTAACTGAGTTTTCTGAGTTGTTGAGATGATTGTTAATTTCAACAATATCAACCCAAATAAGTTCTTTATCGTAACCCTCTTCAAGATTGTCATATTCAAGTGTTTTTTTCTTTAACTCAATTTGTTTGCGCTTTACTGAAATATGGGCTTCTTCTAAAGCCATACGGGTTTTATTAATAACTGCTAATATATGCTTGAGCGAACCCATTGGAGTTAATTCGGTAACATCTAAAGTAACATTTTTAAATTGAGAAGCAGACTTATGGAAGTTTTCAGAGTCACGACTAATAGCAGGAAGGTTAGCATTTATATGCTCTAGCATACCTTTGTATTCAGGAGTTATTGCTAACTCATTACTTACTTCTTGTAACGCTATCTCCATAAATTGTCTTTCATTTGACTTTTCTATCTCCATTTAAATTCCTCCGTGGCTTGCTGAAGTTCCAGATAAACCATTACGACCTTGTGTTAAGTCACCAAAGTCTGTAGCATTTCCCGTAGAGGCTATTGTTACATATTGAATAACATTGCTATTACTATCATTTCCAGCAATAACACCTCTAATGCTATTAGAAGTTGAACCCATAAGATTACCTGCATTATCTAAAGTATTACCAAAGTCAGTAGCATTTCCAGTCGAGGCTATTGTTATGTACTCAATAGTATTCGTCATATTTCCAGCCCAAACTCCGCGAGTATTGGAGGAAAAACCTGTTGAAGAACTTGAATTGCCCATATCGCCAAAATCAGTAGCATTTCCTGTAGTAGCAATAGTTACATAGTCCATCGTGGGGTTTTGAGTCCCAGATGCATCTCTGTTGCCAGATACAAATCTTGTCTGTGAAGCAAGAGCACAAGTCTGATGCCCCGCTACAGTTAAGTCACCAAAATCTGTAGCGTTTCCTGCTGATGCCATTGTAATGTAGTCAATTACGTTGCTACTACTACCAGTAAATCCACCAGCCCATAACCCTCTTGTATTATTACTTGCACCAGAGGTGCCCCAACGACCTTGTGTTAAGTCGCCTATATCCGTAGCATTTCCTTGAGTGCTAAATGTAATCTGTTGAATATCGGCATATGCTGGACCCCCAAAGAAACCACCACCTGCCCAGAATCCATAAACAGTAGAACCGCACGCGCCAGAGCGAGTTGTTGACACCGCAAGGTCACCAAAGTCTGTAGCATTTCCTGTAGAGGCAATTTCAAAAGTGTCGATAATATTGCTTGTATTGTTTCCTGAGTATGCTCCCCCGCCGAAAAACGCTTTTGTAGAAACAGGCGGAAGAAAGGTTCTTAACCCACCAAATCCTCTAGCAGACGAGTTGCTAAACGTTCCTATAATAGGCATTATTGCTCCTTAAGCAAACTTAGTTTGAGTTTCTAATACAGTAAATGTAGCAGATGCGGTCTTAATAATAGTAAATGAATATGCATCAATTGCTGAAGCATTACCAGCAGCAATAGCAGCAGGAACTTTAGGGGTTACAGTAGTTCCATCAATCTGGATTGTGTTTGGATAGTAAGCGGTTGTTCCATTAGTATTAAGCCATACAAGAGTAATTGCATCACCTGTGGCTAAAGCAGTATTAAGCGATACACCGCTTGAATATCTAAAGTTTAGAGTATGATTGGCTGTTGCATTTGATGTGTAGTACCAAACTGAGGCAGTTGAAACATCAAAGTTAATTGTTCCAGTTGCTGCAGAAGCAACGACATTTACATCTTCTTCAAGACCTTTAACAACACCATCTGAAAAAGTTGCAGTGTTAATTACTGGAGTTGTCAGGGTTTTGTTAGTAAGTGTTTGAGCAGTTGTTAAATCGGCAGTTACGGAAGTATCAATAGATACAGTAGGAACTGGTCCAGTGCTTGAGGCAACTGAAATACCAGTACCTGCAGACACTGCTGTTAAATCACCAGGGCCACCATTAGGAAACGTAACTGCTCCAGTTGACCCATCGATTGTAATAGATTGAGTACCCAAATTTGGGTGTTGGATACCCGCTGTTTTTAATAGACTCATTTATTTCTCCTAATCAACCAACCAGACGGCGCCTGATGGTATTGTTATTGTGATTCCTGATGCTATTGTTACAGGACCAACGCTATTTGCATTATATCCACTTTCAATCGTATAGTCCGATGATAGTGTTTGTAAGTTAAGTGAAAGTACATCTACTGGTGGTGCAGTCCAAGCAAGCCCTGAGGTAGTTGATGAACTAACACTAAGAAGATAACCGTCAGTAGCAGCAACAGTCAGGGCTACAGGGGTTGAGGCTGTGCTTGCTGAGATGATACTGCCCTTGGCGGTAAGAATTGCTTTGTCAATAAAGGCTGATGTGTCAGGGGCTACTAAATCCCAAGATGCGCCGTTGTAAACCTTCATAGCATCAAGCACGTCATTAAAGTAAAGCGCACCAGTTAGTAGTGCGCCACCATCATTATCTAAAGTAGGGTCAGATGACTTGTTGCCAAGGTATCTATCATCAAACTGGTCATAACTAGCAGCAGCAGAAGTTGCTGATGTGGCTGCTGCGGTAGCAGATGCTGCTGCAGATGTAGCACTAGTTGCTGCAGCCGTTACTGATGCCGCTGCTGATGTTGCCGAAGTAGCAGCAGCACTGGCTGAAGTAGCCGATGATGTAGCACTTGTCTCAGCAGATGTGGCTGAGGTAGCAGCCGAAGTAGCAGAGGTTGCTGCTGCGCTAGCCGATGTAGCAGATGAGGTAGCACTAGTAGATGCTGCTGTGGCAGAAGCCGCTGCAGAAGTAGCCGAGGTGGCTGCGCTAGTAGCACTTGTGGCTGCTGCTGAGGCACTCGTTGCCGAGGCTGTGGCGCTATTAGAGGCACTTGTAGCACTGGTAGCAGCAGAAGCAGCGCTTGTAGCAGCCGATGCTGCTGAAGTGGCTGCAGACGTTGCTGAGCCTAGAATGCTATCTACATAATCCTTCGGCGTAGCCGAGGAGGCAACCATACCTGCGCTAGATAGACCAGTGATGACAGGGCTACCAGAGATAGTAGGGCTGGTCAGGGTCTTATTGGTCAGGGTCTGAGTAGCATCAGCAATGACTACCGTACCTGAGGTATTAGGTAGGGTGATTGTATTATCCTGAGTAGGGTCAACTACAGTCAGGGTAGTCTCGTGGGCATCAGCCGTAGCACCTTCAAATACTATGCTGGTTTCAACACCAGATGTTCCAGTAATTGTAGGGTTAGAAATTGTTGGGCTAGTAAGAGTCTTGTTAGTAAGGGTCTGTGTCTTGGCTGTACCTACTACATCACCTTCACCAGATGCAATGCCGTGCATTGACTGGGCATTACCTGCGCCATCATTATAAGAGGCAGAAGCCTGTGTATGTAGGTTGGCATCACGGTAATCTCTACCGATAGCCATATGTCTTACTACTGCACCTGCTGAGTGTGACTGTGCAGATGAACCATCAATGGCTCGGGTGATTGTAAATGTATTGGTAGATACCGCCGTAGCATCTACGATTTCTTCAAGAGCAGTATCTACATCTATAACTAAAGTAAAGGTTCTACCTGCAGGAATGCTCTGACCACCCATTAAGGCTGAGCCGTTAACTACTGTCATAGTAGCAGCACCTGCGGTTATAGCACTAGTCAGTGTTGACTGTTGGCTACGAGACGAGTATTGACGTGTTGGCATTTATGTTCCTATCGGTTAAAACGAATGCGGGGAGGGTACTGACCTTGGAAAGAAGAAATTTCTTCTCTTAGTCTCTGCTGATAGAGAGCAAAGAGTTGACGAGTAGCATTATTAGATGAACCGAACGGACGCTTGGCGTCAATCTCATCAGCCTGTGGGCTAATCTGAGACGCACGTGCTGGGTCAAGATAAGCAAGTAGTCTATACGCTGCACCTAAAATTATTACGTCTCTTGCTGATTCGGGATATCCTGTCTGAGTTGTAAAAGTCTGGCTGTTAGATGTAAATGCCGTAGGTTGGGTAACGTACATAAGTTTTACTGTACGACCAGAGGTAATATAATCATAAATGCTAATTGTTTGACTGCCCTCACCCCAGTAAGTTGCCTCTGCTAAGGGGTCAAAGTCATAACGATTGACTCTAATCCATTCCAAAGATGGCCCAATGTCTTGCCACATAACAGTAAGGATAGATTCAATATTAAGATTACTTAAGTCATAAGTGTTTTGGGCTGCGTTAAAGGTAAAGGTAGTTTGCTTTACAACCATCAGTTGAGTTCCGACTGCTCGGATAGTATCGTTGATAGCCTTCTTAATTACATACCTAGGAAATATAGGGGAGATTGTGACCTTGGTATCTACGGCAGCAGTTGAGGCAGTAGTGCCTAGATAACCACGCCCATAGGGCGCAACAGTTGCTGTATTAGCAATACGGTCAAATGAGTCAACCCACATCAACTCTTCGCCTACCTCTAGGACACCTTTACCTACTGAATCGGTGGAGCCGAGGCTTAAGATTGTTGGCGAAGAACTAGGGGAAGTTAATGTTGTGACTGCAGCAGTAAGGTATGTGCTTCTGTCTTGTTGATAGGTATAGCCTGAAAGATTGATAAGAACTTCATCAATCATTTCTGCAAGTGTTGTCATACGTCAATACTCCTTAAGGCTTCCATAGGTGAAAGGTTAGTAGTTCCAGCAAGTTCATTACATATACCGCCCAAAGCCTTAAAGTCATTAGGTTGACGATTAGCATCAGCCTCTAGGTTAAGTGCTCCAATGAGTGTCTTGCCTGTTGTTCCTGCATACCCATTAGCAGCAGCAGTAGCAGTCAGATATGAACTCAATGCTGGATATGTCCCACTATTTGCTAAGCGATTAAGTTCGCTTGTGAATGAACTACCTGCTACACCTGTTGCCATTATCTATACCCAGCCGTTTTCTTTGCTATCGATTTTGGTTGTTTAACAAATTGTTTGCCCTTTTTATTACCTTGGGCTTTTGCTCTATTAGTAGCAGCCTTCTCAGCAGGAGTTAGATTAGCCCACGCTGCTTCGGGTAGATATCTCTTCTTACCCTTAGAAGGTTTGCCATCAGAAGTTTTCCACTTCTGCTTAGTCCAACTCTTTAAAGACTTCTGTGATTTAGCCAGTGCCACTATTTGTATCCTCCGCCTGCCTTCTTGTATTGCACAGCAAGTAACTGTGCCTTACGAGCAGACCATTCTCCTGGGTCTCCACCCTTGGAACCTGCTTTAATTTTATTGAATAGTGCTTTACGCATACCAGGCTTAGTGTAGTTGCCAGCCTCATTGACTTTAGATTTAGCCTTAGGCTTTGCTTTCTTCTTCACCACTTCACCTTATCTGCCCAATAGGCAGCACTTAGTTTACCTTTGGCAATGTTCTTGCTATGGCGTGCTTTGAAAGATGCACGCTTGTTCTTCATTCTTTCAGACTCTCCAGCCTTAGGTTTGCCTGCAGTTTCAGCACCTTGTTCGCCGAAACGAATAGTCTTGACTTGGCTGCCTTGTTTAGCCACTACAATGTGTGACTTCTTTGGATGTCCAGGGGTGCGCTTAGGTTTATTAAAACCTGCTACGCCAGCCCTCTTAAGCCTTGGGTCTGCTTTGCTTGCCATATTCCCCATACTTTCCTAGTACTGCTCTTACTGTTCCATTCTTGTTTAACCGCACTACATATCCGTCTTTGATTTGCACAGAGTTAAAACCGTAGTGCGGTTTCAATTGTCCTGATGACATTATTAACTCATCTTATGGTCAAAAGACATTCCGCTAGCACCTATAGAAGGAGTGTAACCCATAGGGTTAACGCCGCCTTTTATTCTTTTTGGTTTGTCTGGTAATTTTTTCCGCGTTGGTGTTGGAGAAGGCGAGGGAGTAGGTTGCACAGGAATTCGTCCTGGCATACCATCAAATTGTTTAGATAAATTACCTATTCTTGTTGGCATTACTCTGTTCCTTCTCCATTAGTTAGCCTTTCCTAATTTACTTTTCTTTTGGTTTACAGTTTTCATAGGCTCTGTGTTTTTAACACGGTCTTCAAACAATTTAAATTTTCCAGCAATACCAGGATACTTAGCCTCAAGATATTTGACGTCTTGTTGTGCTTGTGCCTTAATTGCTCTTTCTTTATCGGTTGCAGCAGGTTGACCTGCTACCTCAAGGGCATAAATATAATCTTCTGCCGCAATTGGTTTTTTCCTTAAACCTGATATCTGTGATGCAGTAGGACTGTAACCTTGCATTCTGCGTATCTTTGCCATTTTTACTCTGTTCCTCCTCCAAATTTAAAACCTGGAATCTTTGTAGGGTCCATCTCGCGTCCACCAAGTTTAGTATTTGGTTTCTTTTTGATTGATGAAGTGTTTCTATAGAGTTCAGCAACGTGAGACTTAGCGTTAGGGTTATCTATTCCGCCTGCTTTTCTGCTAGCCTTATAAAGTTTCTTAAGGGCAGCCAACTCTTTTGGAAGATTCTTTTTATCTTTAGGCGTTTCTGCCGTGTCTATAAGCCACGATTTTTTATTCTCGTATTCTTGCTCGTTCATTGTTTTACTTTCTATAGTTAGATTGACTACTACTTCTTGCCTTTTTTCGTAACGCCTTTAACCTTCTTCAGGTTGGGGTTTTTCTTCTTGGCTGCTGGTGAGGCTTTGCGGGCTCCAGATGCGAGGATTGCACCAGCACTCTCCATCGACACACCTTGCTTCTTGGCTATTGATTTTTGTGCTGCCTTAAAGCCCATTCCTTTTTTTGCTTTCATTACTTCTTCTTGCCCATCTTCTTCATAGCCATCTTCTTGGCTCCAGCCTTCATAACCATTTTCTTACCTGACTTCTTGGCTTCTTTCTTTGCCATAGCCATACCTTTTTTACCGTATGAAAATTCTTTTCCGTTTACCATTGGCATATTATGCTCCTAGTTGATTAAGTACTGCTGCTGATTGTTTGTTTATATGTTTTGTTGGTGCCATTTTGCTAGAGTCATAAGGTTTACCCAGTATCTCACTAGCCTTTACTGCCTCTTGAATCTTCTTCATAGAAGTTCCAGCGGGCTGGATACCTTGGGCTCTCGCCTCTTTGTAGGCATCCAATTCTTTATTGAACTTTTTATTTGGAATAGTTCTACGACTATCTGCATCGCCAGCGTTCATCTGTATACTCAAACCCTTGCAACCAAAGCATCCTTCTACTGGCTCAGGGTGATGTTCCCAATGTTTCATATCGCTGTAAAGTTATCCTCTGTGACACCTACACCGCCAGCAATTAGTGCTGCCTTAGTAGCATCATCTACTGTGTGATTATAGCCACCTGCATATACTGCAGGATATGCTGACAAGTCACCATCAACTGGGTAGCGAATTTGTGCGTACCCACCCGTAGGCTTTAGTACTATTGTAATGCCCCTGTCAAGTTTATAAAAGTAGAATAGGCGGGCTTGACCTGCTGGGCCTTCTTCAACCACAGGGGTTGTAAAAATATATTCAGTCATAAGTCCTCCTAATGAACTCACCCCGAAGGGGTAGATTTCTAGGCCTACCCCTCAGAGTCAATCAACTAGAGAGCAGCGATTGAGGAACCAGATTCAATGCGATACAGTGCTTCTTCACGATAACGTGCAAAGCCGAGTACGCCGTACCAGCCCATTGGGCGGAAGCGCATCAACTTATCGGTTACGTTTCCGATAACAATGTGTGGCTCTTCTGCAACAGCCTCAGCAAGTGCTTGCTGTCCGCAGAGGATAGTATCAAATACGCGTGTTACTGGAGTTACAGTTACAGTTGTTGAGACAGTAACTGCAGCAGTATTTGCTACGTCAACTGTAAAGGTTGTTGTTGAACCTGAAGTTGAGATAGCAGTAATCTTTGCAGTAGATGCAATGCCAGTTCCAGAAATCTTGTCGCCAACCTCAGCGCGGGTTGCAATTACAGCAGAAGAAGCAACACCGAAGGTGAAGCCTGCTGATGTACCTGCAACGGTTACTGCGGTTGTGGCAAGAGTAGCCTGGTCTGCGCCATCTTTAGCATTTGGCAAACGAGAAGACTCAACAAAGAATGCTCCTTCGTAATCGCCAATTTCTCCTGCCCATACGTTATTAACGGCTGGGTCAGAGTTGATGTGAGCGAAGTTCCAGCCTAGGTTTCCAGACTCTGCACGCAGGTCGTGGGAAACTTCTGGGTGGATACCGCACCAGTAGTAAGAACCACGGCGAGCCTTGGCCTTATTAGCACGGAGTTTAGCGACAGCCTTGCGGATGTCTGCTGAATCAATTGTTGCGGCTGCAGTAATTGTTGCGGTGCTTGTAGCAGTGCTACCACCATAAATTACGTTAGTTCCGCCGATAAGAGTTGTTGAAACAACCTTGTCGATAGAATCAGCAAGGTTGTATGCAATGATGTTTGCAATTGCTGGGTCTACGTCTGCTAGTGAGAATAACTCAAGAGCGCGGGTTACTAGGACAGCATTACCGTACTCGTTAAGAGTAATGGTTACTGATGTTGGGGTTGTTAGAGCAACTGCATCTGGGTCAGTTGTCTCTGTTAGTGTTGAAGTTTTTGCATCCAAGTCAACATAGCGCTGTAGCACTACAGTTGAACCTGGGATTGCTTGACGGGCAGGACGCTTATCTGCGACAGAACGAAGTAGTGGTTCTGAACGGAGAGCGAACTCGAGAAGACGGTCATACGCCTTCTGTACGAGACCTGCGCCACCAACTGTTCCACCGAGAGATGTGCTCGCGGTTGATGTATATTGTGACATTAGTTTTAGTCTCCTTGACTATGAACGGATTATTGTTGTGAACGCAAGAGACTTAGAATTTCCTCGGTAGAGGATGCGCTATCTAAGCGCGATTCAACATCTTGCGTTTTGTCGGGAGTAACCGCTCCCTGAGTAAGAACATCTTGATTGCGTAATGCAGCAAGATTGTTCTTGTCTATTTCGGGGGCATCTGACATTTTAATTCCGAATAGGTCGGCATTATCTCCAAGCCAGTTATTAACTGTCTCTTCGTTAATTTCTTCCAAGTCTTTCATAATTAAACGTGCAGCCTTTAGGTTTACGCCCTTCTTTTCTAGGACCTGACGGACGGTTGATTCTTTCTTATCTTTGAGGAATCCCTCAAGTTGTTCAGAAAGTTCCTTGATACGTTTTTCATCTGACCTTTTGGCTTTGCGTAGTTTCTTAACTAAGTCATTGCCATCTAGACCATCATTGGTATCTAGTTCGTCTTCTTCGTCTTCCCAGTAGTTGTTGCTCATAGCAACCACCCTTCTATTCGTTGTTAGTCGCAAGCCTCAATGACCACGCGGGGACTGTGGGTTGGCTCTTGCTATCGGTCTGTTACACTGGCGGGGCCGATAGGTCCGCTCAGGATTCTATTTAAAAAGCGCGATTTGCTCTGCGCTGTGATGCAAGTCCGAGTTCTGCTCGTCCTGCTTTGCTTCTAAATCTTGCTTCTTCTTGTTCGGTCAACTCTTGTAATTTTTCAAGTTCTTTTGCGGATTGACTAATAATAGCCTTTTCTAAACCTACTTGACCAACATCTTCAACTTTAGAAATCTGAGATAGTTTTGTTGTTGTAGGTAGTGCTGTTGCTATTTGTCCAAACTTAGGTAGTAATGATGTGAAAGTTCCACCAGTACGAGCATATTCTTTTGCTCGCTCTGCAGTTACTCCGCCTGCTCGGCTAATTGCTCCAAGTCCTTGTTGCTCTGCAGCGGCTAGGACTTCATACTGCTCAAGTTCATCAACAAGTTCGTCGACACCTTTTTGTCCAGTAAGAAGGGTTTTAGCAAGAGTAGTTCTATCGACAGTTGGGAAGTAACGACCCAAAGTATCCTTAATGGCTTTAGGAGCCATATCAATACGTTGATATACTTTGGCTATCTTGTCGGCAATAGTGCTAACCGAGTTGCCCTTGCTAATGAGTTCAGTTGTAAATTCTTCTGTTGCGATACTCCCAAGATTTGCTTCGTTTAAAACATCTGCCATTTTTGCCTGGGATACAACATACTCTGCAATGGTCGGAACAAGCACTGGTTTACCGCTGGCCTTTAAATCTTGAAGGGCATAGATGCCTTTAAATCTGTCAGTAAATGGTTTTAGTTCTGGATTATTACGGGCATCAAGTAAGGCTAGATTAAAAGAATCATCTACTGATGAGCCAGTTCTATAAAACTTTGATACTGCACCGTAAAGAGCATCTGCCCAAGGCTTAGCAGCCTCAGTTGCCCCAAAGAATAATGCTAAAGTATTTTTAAATGTATCTCTGGCTAGGCTTGGACCTGTAGGAACTCCTAAACCAGTGAATCCAGTTGAGCCGTCTCTAAGCAAATTATTACCTGAAACATTAGGCGTAACTAGGATTCCGCTTTGATAATTCTTTCCACCCCAAGTTCCAGTAAAAGGATTTCCATTTACAGTAAATAAATCTGCAGTAGTTCCAGAACCGCGATATTGATTTCCAGCAGTATCCATACCATAGCCTGCTGCATATTTAGCAGCATACAAAGAATCACTAGATGTAGTTATAGGTCTACCTTGTGTGTCTAAACCGTATCCTGCTGCTCGCTTTGCGTCATATAAAGCATCGCTAGAAGTAGATACTCCAGATACCATCGACTGAGTAGCATCTGTTCTTTCGCCAGTGGCAGGGTCTACGATTGTATTAGTAGAAGCATCATAGTATGCGTTAGGAGATTTAATTAGTTTAAGTTGGCCTTCAGGAGTACCAACGCCTTGTCTCCAAGAGTAGTCATAAACATAAGCATCTGGCTTTGGAAGAGGAGCAAGTTTAGATTCTGCTTCTGCTTTAGATTTTGCTTGTGCTTCAAAGTAAGCCTTTTGACGGGCAGCAGAGGCTTCTGCAACTTCTTTCTCAATACGAGCGCGGCGTTCTTCTTTAGTTTCTTTAGCCATTTATACTCCGTATCCCGCTATGCGACCAAAACCTGTAGCAAGTTCTCGTGCAGCATCATTAGCCCAAGATGTCTTTTCAGCATTTGGATGGTTTTTAAGATAATTAGTCCAGTCAGCAAGGCTACCCATAGGAACCTTGCCCGCTGTGCCGTCTGGACGAACAAACTTATCTAGGTCTGGGTCATCTAATTCAATCATAGATGGGTCTATTTCCCACCATTTAGCCATCAAGTTTATATTTGGTTGGAGCAAGTCCCTAACAGTAAGATTTGGATTTGCTTTAAGGCGTTCAGCAAATAGTGGATAAAGTTCAGCAGCCTTAGCATTAAATTCTTTTTGTAGGCTATTTAAATCAACTTCACCTTTGCCTAGTTGAACCGCATAGTTAGCAACTTCTTTATCGCTTAAATACCCTAAGCCATTAGATTTAAGTATACTTCTTAAGGCATCAATTTGATTAATAACTGAAGAAGGTAGGGTCTTAACGTTACCAATGTTTACTTTAGACCATAAGTAGTTTCTAGCAAAAGAGTTTGCATCAAAGCCAGCGCCACTAATAATTGTCTCTTGAGTTCCATCTGGAAGAATTTTAACTTGGGTTTGTTTGCCACCAGCCTTGGCTGCTTCTGTTAGTTTCTCATAAAAGTCAGCAAGGTCTTGTTCCCCAAATTGAGCAAATGAACCTTGTGAAAAACCTAGTTGCTTGGCAGCATTACTCAATATTGCATCAGAGGAAATCTTGTCGTATGAGGTATAGGTTATAGCCGTATCACTGGTCTTAGGGGCATTCTTTAATTGAATCTCCAAGATGTCCCAAGGAGTATTTTTTTTGCCCTCTTTGTAAGAAGCAACTGCAGCATCTATAAGACTATTAAATACGGTCCTGCGAGCAGCATCGGTAGGTTGACGATTCTGGACAGCAATTACATACTCGGCAAGAATTCTTTGAGCAGATTTAGATAGGGTAGAAAAAGACTTCTTAATAAAGGCAGAATCTTTTTTAACTAGATTACCATCTTTATCTGGCATCCATATATAGTTAATAACTTTTGTGCTGCCCTTGTCGGCGGTGTCTGGAAGGACTGGCGTTGGAAGTTGTGTCTTTCTATATCTACTCATTACCTACCTCTGTTAAAATATCGTTTTCAAAATATATGTCAATGATGTTTGCAAGTTTTGGGTCTACTAATGGAATCACTTGATTAAGATATTCATTCCAAGCATTCTGTACTTTTGATTTACTCCCCGAAGGAGCATCTTGGTATAACTTAACATAATCATTTCTATATCGCATCAATGCTTCTGTGTCTACCCAGAACTGAGTGTTACCGTGTTTTTTCATAAAAGCATCATTGTTAACAATCTTAGTTAAACCCCAAGCATATTTATAAGGAGTATTTTGAGTTTTTCTTAATTTAAATGCGTATTTCCAATCTGGACTAAACTCGCCTAATTGATTTGCATAGTTTTTAAGTGCATCGCGTAAAACTTCTACGGAAGCATAACTTGCATATCCTTTATCTCTAGCAAGTTTGTTAAGGTCAGACTTATAGGCTATATACGCATTCCATACCCTACCTATTTCAATGTCTTTTTCAACATCTGCTATTGACTTAAGTGGTAAATTTAACGTTGTTCCGTCAGGTAGAGTAACTCCTGGTTTGTTTAAAATCCTGACTATATTAGGGTCTGACTTTTCACCAGCAAGGTCGGCGGTAATAAGACCGATAAGATTTTTATCTTTAACAGCCAATTCTTTTGCAAGACCTGAAAACTCTTCCCATACTCTCTTGTATCCTTCAGCCGTTGAAATTCCATAAGTGGCTTTAGGGCGACGCTTTGAGGCATAATACAAACGCTCCATTGGAAATGGACTTTTTGCTCCAAATGCTACAACCTGAGTATTGAGTTCAACCTCAGCAGCAGCCTTGGCATCTCTATCACTCATACCTTGAGCCTTGTACTTATCAACAGCATTTCTAAAGTATGTTGAGAAGATACTGTCAGGACGAGAATCTACTATTGCTGGAGTTCCAAGAATAGAAGCAAACTGCCAAAGAAACTTTTCACCAAATTTTGCTCTTGCTGCTTTAGTTACTGATTTGTCTGTAGGTTTTTTACCAATTCCCATATCATATAAAGCCATTTGGTAATTCCACTCAGAGGTATAAGAGTCAACCCATTCTTTCTTTGAGTCATCTCCGTTTGCCCATAGTGCAAGGTTTCGGGCCCAAGCAGGGGTAAATACCTGTCCTGCAGCCTTACCTAAATCTGTTTCAAGACCATATGGGAATAACTCTTCGTAAGAATAACCAGGTAATTGACCAAATGTATCTTCAATTGCTTGCTTAATAATCTTATCGTTTCCAGGCTTTAAGGCCAATACTTGACCTAAAGCAGCAGGAACAATATATGAAGGACCAGCAAAGTTAGCAAGGAAGTTTATAGCCCTAGTTCCAACCATTATCCCTCGGCCATCTTTTAGGCCAAGTTCTTTAGTTCCAGGAACCAATAAATATTCTGCATCTAAAACATCTTCAACTGGATTTCCATATTTATCTACACCGAAGGAGTTATAAACTCCATAGTAAGAGTTAAGAAACCCAGACATACGCTGAGGCGATTTAGCAGCAAAGCGAGTATAACGATATATACCGCTAGCAGATGCGTTAGGGAAAGCAAGAACAGTACGAGCAGCAAACAATGCTCTATTCTGACGACGTACCGAATAGAATGTTTTTTCTGCTTCTCTAACCATCTCAATTGCTGCTGCTTGACGAACTGAGTTAACAGTTCCCGTTGTAATTTCATAGCCTTGAGATGCTAGTAATTCTAATTTTTGGGCAGTACGTGTTTTAAGTTCTACGCTACCCCAAGCCCAACGAATAATATTTTCAGGAGCAGCAAGACCTGCCCAGGCTTTTCCTGTAAGTCTGTCGAACCCATCTAGGAAACTCTTAGATTGCATAAGAGGTGTTGCGTACTTGTTCTCAAGTGGATTAATAGGAGTCAGTCTATCTAACTTGTCGCCCAATAGTTGGGCTAACTGATTTCCACGAACCTCACCTTGAAGAGCAGCGGCTCTTGCCTCTAAAGTCGGTAGATAACGATTGACATATGAAATCTGGTCATCAATTATATCTATGATTTCCGAAGGGTCACGACCAAATTCATCTGCATAAGAACGTCCTGGACGCTTTAGGCCCCAAGTCTGAATAATTTCATCACGAGAACGACCAGCAAGAATCTGGTCAACTAATGGGTCTCCACGCATATAGTTATTGACAGTATAAGCAAGTTCGTCAAAATATAATGGGTTAGTAACATCAGTAATATTACCTGCTGTACGACGACCTAACATTTTACTACGAGCAGCAAATTGTTTATCGCCAAGAATTTCTATCTCGCGTGTATTGCGGTTAGATATTTCAGCCTTATAAGCAGAACCTAAATGATTTTGACTTTCAAGACGAGGAAGCATAACAGTTTGTCCATTACTTAAGACATAACCTTCTTCTTCTTGACGTCCGCGTTTACGAATCCGAGCATTATCTACAACAGAAAACTCATCAGCAAGTTCTTTACGGGTCGGGCCCATAGAAACCAGTAGTGCATCGATATCGTCATAAGCGCTTTTAACTGTAGCATTTACTGTATTAAGGTCAGGGGCAAGAGTATTAATATCTCCTGCAGCCTTTGTAATAGCCAACTCCGCAGCGCGGATTTCTCCTGCAATCTTTGGGTCTTTTAATGTCTTAAGATATTGAACTCGTCGAATTAAACCATAAAGAGTTGGGACTTCTTCTCTTTGTAATCCAAACTCCCTAGCCCTATCACGCATTCTTGTTTCTAGATTGTTAATCAATCGCTCGGCTGCTTTAAGGTCATCTGCTACTTGAGCAGCATTATCAGCCTTGGTCATAGGAGAACGGGCATTTGGTGCAACAAAGAACTCGACCCATTCGGCTACAGCATTATCAACTATATCTACAGCCTTGTCATACTGGTCTGTTAATAGACCGTATTCTTCTTTGATAGCCTCTCGGCGTTGTTTACTTTTAATATTGGCTTTATTGACCAACTGATTAAATCTTTGTCTATTATTAAAGAGAGTATTTCTAGTAAAAGTCTGTGCACTGTCGGCAACAAATTTAGAACCTTGAGACATAATTGCTGCGTTCATTGGCTCAAAGATAGAGTTTTTAGGAATATATGCTGGACGAACCAATTGAGCCAACGAGAATAACCTATTGCCACCTTCAAAAAGAAAACGACCAGCAGAAGTAAAGGTCATCTTAGTTGGATTTAAAGCACCATCTACACCGCCTGCCTCACGAACAATTTTACCGACTGGTATGAGTGGAGTAGAACTGGCTAGTTGGCGTTGAGTCTGTGGGTCAATCACTGCTCTAACACCGCTTGGGTCCATAGCAAAAGAATCGCGTTTTAAGTCAGAATGATACTTAGTAAGGTTTTCTGAAAACTCATTAATGAATGCTTGAGCCTGATTACGGCTAAGACCCATAGTTGCCAAAACATCAACTGCTACTTCTTTGTTTATTTCCTGAAAAAGAACTTCTCGTTGACCGTCAGTCTTTGCTGCTAAAACTCTTTCGGTAAGATTTCTGCGATACTCTGACGAAGGAATTACTGAACCATCTTTAAGTTGTACTGTTCTGGTTCCTTGAGCAAATAATGGAATATCATCCAACCAAGCATTTAACTCTTCTAAGGTATCACCAGGTCTTAAACCTGAGTGAGATATAAATCCACGAGGAAGTTTACCGCCAGTAAATTGTACTAAAGCAGTAGCAGCGCCACCGCGCTTACCGCTTCCAATAAGAATCTGTGTTACTCCGCCAACGTTGCTATAGTCACGAACTGTAGTTGCTGCTGCCAACTCTTGCTTCCTTGTGCGGACTTTAGATACAGCCCCACGAGCAAATGGAATTTGAGTAAATGGAATTACTGGTTCAATTGGTTTATAGGCTTCACCAAGTACACGCGGTTGAGGTAAAAATGTACCTGTCTGAACATCGAACTCATCACGCATAAAGGCATTAAAAATACGCTCGGCCTCTGGGTTCTTAGCAATCGCATCATCGAATGCTTGACTCCAGCGCTCTCGCGCTTGATTATTATAAGAACGATATGCACCATTCTTCATAAAGTCTGAAGATATTTCTGCTGCTGCATCTGATAGATACCATAAATCATCAGCCTTTTGAGCCTGCATTAAGCGTTCTATGGCTGGAGCATATCCCTTATCAGCAAGGATTAAGTCACGAACAAAGTTAGGGTCTTCGGTTTCTTTAATCAAAGTTGCTATGCGAGGGTTATTAGTATGAGGCTTTAAAATCTTGTTAATAAGAACAATGTCTTTTGTATTAGCAAGGTTAACTATATCAGTACCAAATACAGTTGTTTCTCTGCCTGAAATTTGGTCATCTGCTAGTTTCTCTAACTTAGCCATAGCGTTTACATCATAAACATTAAGTTTATTACTTAGGCCCGAGGCTCTTGCAGCAGCCTTAACAGCAGATACACCACCAGATACCGCACCAAATATTGCTACGTTACCAACTATAGCGTCTGTAAAACCAGTAAGCCAACGGCCCGTTGTGTTATCCACAAAGTTAGCCTGAATGTCTTCATCATTCCATAAATTAACACGGTCAATATCTATTCCGCCATCTTCAAGGATAACATCAGATATGCCAGTTATATGAAATGGGTTTAAATAAGACTTAGTAAGGGCTACACCTAAAGAAACATCCTTGCTTCGATTATAAGCAGTTTGAATATCGTCTAACTGAATCCCTTTGCCATAGGCATCGTCTTCAAATAAAGGACTTTCTGGGTCAGTTAAAAGCGCTGCAGTTGAGATTGGGCGCTTAACTAAAGGACTAAATACATTTTCTTCAAGTTTGATAGCAACTTGTAATAATGGGTCAAAAGGAATGACTGCTTCTGCTGCGGTCTGTACTGCATAATCAGCCATACCATCTTTAAGAAAAGAGTTTAGGCTGGCTTCTTGTGACTTTGAAAGACCTTGTGATACTTGTGCTGCTTGACGTGCTACACCAATTTTTGCGCCCGCTGCAAGAACGCCACCACTAGGACCGCCCATAATTTGGGTATTAAGAGCCTGAAAAGGAGCAGTAATTCCTTTACCAATTTGGCTAGCAGCAGCCCCTAAACCTTTTTTAATTGGTTCTGGTATGGCTTCTGCGACAAACTTGGTTGCAGTTAAAGCATCTTTAACGTTTTGCTGCACAGCCCTCTTGCCAATATTCCAAGGGGAAAGTCTGTCAACAATTTTTTCCATTGAATCTTTGTCGCCAGTAAGGGATTTTCTAAAGTCACTCCAAAAAGACATTTAGAACCCCGAATATTCTGGATTAAAAGTAGAAGGTTCTCCACCTTTAACATCCTCATTAGTAATCTCTCTAATAAAGTCATCTCTATCAGTTGGACTTTCCCAAGGAATCATTGACAAAGTAAAAGCAATAGCAAAGTTTTCGTAACCAAGTGAGTTGCCGAATTTGTCAAGATGGTCGAAAAAAGTATTTTCCATCCATCTCATTACAATATCTCCCGTAGGAGGGCGTTAACCATTCTTTTATAAGAATCGGGCGCTCCTGGCATACGTGCTGCGTTAACTAAATCGTTTCTATATCGCTTGATTAATTCGATATTTTCAATCTGACGCATATCTGGATTTAAACTTTTTGGAAGAACTTCACTTCCGCGTCCTTCGCCAATATCAGCACCATCTGAAATTGGTCTAAACTCTGCTGGCTCTGAGTCAAGTGGTTCTAAAGCGCCAAGTATTTCAGCAAGACCTTCGCCTCTAGGCATTCTTGGTGCTGGATTAGCAGCAGAGGCGGTAGTTTTTACCCCTCCACCTTGTTGAATTTGTTCTGCCATAGCAGTGTTTTCTCCTTGAGGAAGTCCAGACATACGAAGTTGAGTAGCCTTTGCTACTTTCTCAGCCACAAATTTACCTGATTGACCATTGCCACCATTACCAGATACGCTCATAGGGTTATTTTGTGATGCATCAGGTCTATATCCTCCGCTAACCATCACTTCTCCTCTGGTATATATGAATATTCTTCAGCGCTTAATAGCATTCCTTTGGCTAACCAAGGATTCATATTCTCGCTTACGTCTGTCATTAGATATCGAGTGCCTTCAAAATCAGACCACTCGCTTACTAGAACCCATCCTGTACAGATTTGGCTCTCTGAATCTTCTAGTTCTTCAGCAAGAACTCTCATTGCTTTATTAATAGCATCATTAAACTTACTCATTTGCTTTGCACTTCTTGATAAAAGGGAGGTGATGAGTAAGCACTTACTTTAGATGCAATCTCCATAGCCTGCATAGGCTCTGCTCCTGCGTGAAGTGCGCCTAAAGCATAAGGCCCACCTGAGCCTATTGCATAAATATTATCTTCACTCTTCATAACCGATAAGTCTTCATCGATATCAAAGATTTCCCCACCTACTGACATCAAGAACTGGAATCTCATTCCATCTTTCTTGTCATCATCAAATGTATAACCGTTGTCAGTTAAGCATTTGCGTAGCGAAGGCATAGCCTTTACTATCATATAGCGGTATGGGTCTTTTTTATCCTTCGCCGTAAACTGTGGCGGAACCCATATGTTTTGTGCTATATCGCAAGGAGTAACTTCTCCTGCTCCTGCAATAAGTACAGAGCCACGTTTAGCAATCTTCTTCATCACTTTGTGAGCGTATACCCGACCAGAGTCATCAATAACACGACTGTCAGCAACTAGTATGCTTTTGTCGTTATACTCAATTCCGATAATCGTTGTCATTGTCCCCTCCTAAATTATCTTCGGCGAATACTTCTTACACTTGCGTTGGCTTCACCAGCCCCAGAAATACTCGAAAGAAGACTTAAGATATCTGGTGCTGCTTCTGCAGGAGGTAATTCTACTGGTGCTTCACCAGGAAGAGCGCCTTCTACTGGAGCGCCTAAGGGAGCAGGGGACGGTTGCTCAACCATTTGTTCGGCAGCCCCAGCAGAAGGAACCTGCTCTGCAGGTGCGAATGTTTCTTCAATCGCATCCTCAAGGGCTACACCCTTTTGGCGAGCCCTAATTACTGCAGCAATCTTACGAACTACATCGCTAGCATCTCCGCCTTGTGTTGCCATAGCAGGAATTGCTTGAGTATATGCAGTTAGAGAACCAAGTAAAGCCTGACGCATATTCTCAACTTCAATCTTTTCAAGTTCTTGTGTGACGTTAACTGTAAATGGTAGTTCACGCATTGCTAGGTCTTTGGAGATAAGTCCTCCACCTAGAGCCTGTAGCATAAATATAAGACCCTGTGCTGGGTTTAGACCCGCAAGCATTCCATAACGAACATCGGCTGAGTAATCGCCTTTAATGTCCTTAACAGGGTTATAGGTAATTTCATATGGTGAACCAGAATCAACACCACGAATAGTTTTAACATCTGGGAATATGTTTTCGTCTACTTCAAAACAAATCTGAATAACATCACGAAGTGCGCTAGCAAAGATTGCTTGAGCGGACTTAACTTGGGTATCAAAGGCACCCATAAGCGCCTGAACACCTTGTCCTGTGACAACAGATGCATCAATGTTACCCGTACGTCCTTCAGGGTAACGTGCACCTACACGCATTTCTTGATTAAGAAGCGTCTGTTCTGTGAATGCACCTTGCGGTAAGTTTAGTTCTACGCGACGAACGCCCGCTGGGTTGTTTGTGCGGATAACCGCATCGCCACCAAGCATAAGTTCTTGTACGTCGGAAGGAAGAACAATAGGAGCCTGAACAGATTTCTCTGCAGCCTCCATAGCAAGAAGTGCAAAACGGTTGCGAAGCAACTGAATACCAATAATGTCATCAAACTGACCACGCATCTCGCCATCAACAGATGGCTTACGAGCGCAGACAATCATCATTTTACCCAAAGGATTTTTAGCCTGGGATAAAACCAGGTTACTCTTTGTTGGTAAATAAACTACTGACTGGTCTTTGTCATAGTAGCGAATCATTTCAACCTGTTGAGTTAAAGATTGCTCATAGCGTAATTTGCCAAGCAAGTCATACTCAAATTCAGGGAACAAGGAAACAAGTTCGCCCAATGTCATCGTGTAACGTTTTGCAAAAGCAACGCAACGTCCGTAGCGGTCAAACTCAGGGTAAGCCCCTATTGGGTTTTCTAGGCGTATGCGAGGCAGTTTTGCTTCTTCATCCAGTTCAATTACGAACGGGAGGAATCCATATGTGAGGTACCAGTCTGCACCTTGATACATTTGTACAGATAAATCTGAGTGAGCAAAATAATTAGAGGCAATGCGAGTGCGTGTATCAGCAAACTTGCGAGCACGGTCAGAAACTGAATTCGCCGCGTTGCAGTTAACTGCTGGTAGTGGTGCCATAACCTCTGAAAGGTCTCGCGCTACAATATCAACAAAATTTGCCACGACATTGGCATCTACCCCATCTGGAAAGAAGTCAGGATATACGCTAGCAATTTGACCTTTGCGAACAGCAAGGACGTCTAGATTACGAGCATCCCTATCTGAGGCGCGGTAGCGAAGAGATTCGACTCGCGCTGCTACCTGTTCGATTGAAAGTGTCATAGTTTCCTATCCGTATATATCTTGCCATTGCTCTGCAAAGGCTTCGTCAAGATTAATTGTTGTTCTGCGGTAAGTTTGAGCCTTAGTAGCCCAACGATTATGCACCCAGCGTTGCTGAGAAGTTCCTTGTTGCATCATCTCACGTATGCGGATGACGGCAAACCAAAGAGCCATAACACAGTCAGTAGCGTTTTTGGTATCAGGCTTCCAAGTAATCAATTGCTGTACTAGCGCCTTAAGACCTTCGCTACCTTCGTTGCTAGGTAGTTCTATTAAATTATTATCTTGGAATCTTCCATCTCTAAGACTGCCGAAAAGACCTGACATAGAAGCCACACCAAAGTTAGTATCCCACTTATTTTTACCAGTAAAGTGAGAGTTGAGTTGGCAGCCATACATCGAGAGCCAGTTGCGCAATTCGTCGTCGAGTGCGTAGGCTTTCTGATGGGCATTTATTTCAATCCTTAGTTCTTGTGCTTTGTATCTTTGTACCCAATCTTCTATAAGAGTACGAATCTTTGCGGGAGTAGGGTCGGTCATATTTACACAATCAAGAATATAAATCATTCCGTCAGCCTTGTTGTAAGTTGTTACAACGGCTGCGGTATTACCAGTCATAGCAGGGTCTAGCCCTATAACGGTATACCCCTCGACTTGTTGTGGATGACCTGCAGCGCCTGGTTTAAGGGGGCCACGCTTTCGCATACCATTGACGCATCCTGCAACCGCTGCTGGCGGAAATATTGCGTCCTCTGTAACATCCTCTTGCTGATAGACCATAGCCCATATAGAGGGAGCAACTTCGCTTCTTCTTGTAAAGAGAGCGGGGCCATCCCACTTTGGGTAAAGTCCTTCGGCATCAGGGCTATCTTCTCCACCTTCAGGGCGGTCAGTTTTTGCCCATAGAGTTTTCCAGTTTTCTGGCTTCTCATCAAACTCGAGGACTGCTGGCATCGCGCAATAAGTGAAAGGCGATTTCCCACCAGTCCAGTTAGAGCCGTCCCTTATCTGTTTGTATAAGTCGACAGGAGCAACACGGGTTCCTACGATTAATAGTCGCCCGTGTCGTCCCAAACGCGTGATGACTTCTTTTTGAAGCCATTCAATTTGCTTCTCCCACTCGTGGGAATTTGAGTTCATCACGACATCATCAAGGATAATCAGGTCAGCGCGAGCGCCATAGATTTGGCTACCAAAGCCTAGGGCTTGAACCGTAGGGTCTTTCTCGCCAGAGTCACGACCTGTACCTAGATAAATCATATCGGCGGACCACGTAGGCGAGTCCGCTTTATAACCTCCATTAGGACCAAAAGCAGTCTGGAGTTTAATCCAGGAAGGATGGCTTAACCTTGTCTTAATTGCTGAGAGGAACTTACGAGCCATACCCTGGGTCTTAGAGACCAAAATAATTCTTATATTAGGGTCAGTAGCAATTCGGTAGGTGACATAGTTGATGGTCAGTACCGTGGACTTAGCGTGCTCAGGGGGAACGTTAATCAGAACTCGGTTATCAGCGCCCTTTTCAAAAATCATACTAGGGTGGACCCAGCGGGGCTCACGACCTTCAATCAGGTCAATCCAGTCAAGTTGATGTGGGAATAACTTGGTGTCTAGGAACTGCTCAGAGAATTCCTCAAAGGTAATATCTTTTAGATTCTTAAAGTCGGCCTTAACGCCTTTGCCCTCTAGGCGGGCCTTGTCGGCTCTTTCCTTAAAGTCAGGGCTAGCCATCGTCCATTGGCGGAAGGTAACCTCATTGCGGTTAACCGACTCCATAGCACCCTTGATAGTGCTACCTTGGCTCAGTTGAAGGAGCACCCGCTCCATAGCCTCGCCCTTTGGGATGTCTACTTTTCCTGCTTTTCGTCCCACCAGATACCCCCGTTAAAAACTACTATAAACGGCCCTCTATAAACGGTCAGAATATGGGCACCTTGGTCTATATATATATAATATTAATATATATTATATTAAGTCGCGTAGCCCGCAAGAGGCGGAGCGACGCTCCTATAGATATATAAATATCTATACATATAAGAAAACCTGTTCAAATCGTAAAACCGAACAGATTTATATAAAGTATTTTTAAAATATATTAATATTCGCCCTTTGGGCGATAAAAGTCCTGTTCAGAGGTATATAGGGCGAATATAACAGAAATATTTTGGGTGACTATATAGTATATATATACGACGATTTTAACTAGTCTGGGGTCAAACCTCCCTGAGTGGTGCGTCTGGTCTGGCTGTAGGTCTTCCCCGAGGAGGTGTCTAGTTTCTTTTCTGCCTTAAGTCTTTATAGATAGTTATTTAAATCCGACTTCTAGGGTAATAATAAGAATAAAGAGCAAGAGATGGAAGTTTAAACGGGAGATGACTATCTCCCCGCGTCTTATCTCGGGGGGGGGGGGAATAATCCAGAAATAATCCATAACCCTAGACCTATAGTAAAGAGTTAGGGTTCCATTCAGGGGAAGAATAGGGGGAATCGTTCGAACATCTGTTCGAGTAATAATGTGACGCAACTCACTAAAAAGACCCTTGATCCCT